AGAAATGGTAATCAATGGCTAAGAATTCATTAGTAGGAAACATCCAGAAACGTCAGAAGGCGGGTAAGAGCCGTTCTAAGAAAAACAGCACAATCAGCCCGAAAGCATACAAACAAATGCAAAAAGGTTGGCCTAAGAAGAAAAAAGGGTGAGCCATGAGCGAAGACAGGCTGAGTCGCATGGAAGAGAAGCTAGATCGTTTATCAGAAGCAGTTGTCGCTATGGCGAGAATGGAAGAACGGATGCTTACTCTTTTTAAGCGCATGGATAAGTTTGATAGCTGCATCCAGAAGGTTGATGATCGCCTAGATGAAATGGAACGTCAGGCCATTGCCCGTGGTCAGAAGATTGCGTTTGCTGAACGCATATTTTGGATGGTCCTGTCTGGCGCAGTAGGCCTAGCCTTCATATATTTGAGGTAAGTTATGGACGCACCAAAACGATACACAGAAAAACAAGAAGCGTTTCTTGAAGCCCTGATGGGCGAGGCAAAAGGTAACTTGCGCAAGGCAATGGACATTGCGGGTTACGCTAAGACCACGAAGATAAGTGAAGTGGTTGGGGGATTGAAAGAGGAAGTTATTGAACGTGCTAGTTTGATGCTTGCTATGAATGCACCCAAGGCTGCTTTTGGTATTGTTGATGTATTAGACGATCCAAGCGCAATGGGAGCCAGAAACTCTATTTCTGCCGCCCGTGAGATACTAGACCGTAGTGGTTTGGTGAAGAAGGAACAGGTAGAAGTCACTAGCCAAGGCGGTGGCATGTTTATCCTGCCTCCGAAATCAGATGACGTGGATCAATAAGACTAGAGCCAACGGCCTAGCAAAAATGCCCTATGCCTATAAGGCAAGCGACGAAGACCCTCTAATTCTAGTTCCTGATGAAGAGATGATCCCGTTTGTCGAAGAGGCGATGGACTATCTGGATAAAGGCTATGGCACCCGTAGGGTTGCAGAATGGCTGACAGAGAAGACGGGCAAAAGAATTTCGCATCAGGGTATCCAGAATATCTGGAAGGGTCATCGGCCTAACAGCCCCCGTGTGAAAGAACTTGCGAAGAAAAACCGCAAGGCTAAACCGAAAACCAGAGAAGAGAAAGAACTAGCGGCTCTTCGACGTAAGCGTTCTGATCTGAAACGACTTCAGACCTTGAACGATAAAAAGCTAGAAGCAAAGACAGGTCCAGATACTCCTGTCTCCGATAGTCTCGACTTTGGTTCTGTAGTCCAACAGCAACAAAATCAAGAGGTAGTCTTTGTACCAAACGAAGGGCCGCAAACAGAATTTCTGGCGGCATCGGAAAGAGAAGTCTTGTACGGCGGCTCGGCAGGGGGAGGCAAGAGTTACGCTCTCCTCGCAGACCCAATGCGATATTTCGGCAATAGCAACTTCAATGGACTTATCCTGCGACGAACTAATGACGAACTTCGGGAACTCATATGGAAATCTCAGGAACTATATCCGAAAGCGTACAAGGGTGCGAAATGGGCAGAGAAGAAGAGCCAATGGACGTTCCCTTCGGGTGCTAGGTTATGGATGACATATCTCGAAAGGGATGAAGATGTACTACGTTACCAAGGTCAAGCATTCAGCTACATTGCATTCGACGAACTTACCCAACATCCTACACCTTTTGCTTGGAACTATATGAGATCACGTCTTCGGACGACTGACCCAGACCTTCCAATCTTCATGAGGGCTACAACAAACCCAGGTGGTGCGGGTCATGGTTGGGTCAAACAGATGTTCATTGATCCTGCCCCTAGTAATCAGAAATTTGTTGCAACTGATCTTGACAGTGGGAAGCCCTTAGTATATCCTCAAGGACATGAGAAAGAGGGCCAACCTCTATTCTACAGACGCTTTATCCCCGCATCACTGAAAGATAACCCTTACTTACTTGAGGGTGGACAATACGAAGCTAACCTTTTGTCCCTTCCAGAGATGCAAAGACGACAGTTGCTTGAAGGGGATTGGAATATTGCGGATGGGGCGGCGTTCCCAGAGTTTAAACAAAGCGTTCATGTTGTTGAACCTTTTGATATTCCACCTGATTGGCGACGTTTTCGCTCATGCGACTATGGGTATAGCAGTTATTCTGCTGTTCATTGGTTCGCAATAGACCCAAGCTACGAAACTTTATACGTTTATAGGGAACTTTATGTCTCGAAACATACAGGTAAAGACCTTGCAAGGGCTGTTATGGATGCTGAACAAGGCGAAAAAATACAATATGGCATTCTGGACAGTAGTTGTTGGCATAATCGAGGCCAAATTGGACCGTCTATCGCAGAAGAAATGATCGCAATGGGCTGTCGTTGGAGGCCCAGTGATCGATCTGCAGGTGCAAGGGTGGCAGGAAAAAACCAACTGCACGAAAGACTAAAGGTTAATGAAGAAACTGAACTGGCGGGTATAGTTTTCTTTAACACATGTCGGCAAATTATAGCAGATTTACCCGTCATACCGTCTGATCCTAAAGGTTCTGATGATATTGACCCCAGATACGCCTCAGATCACGCCTACGATAGCGTTAGATACGGCGTAATGAGCCGCCCAAGGGCTGCTTCTCCCTTTGATTGGGGACAGGGCGTACCCCAACAACAGTGGAAACCCTCAGATGCAACATTTGGATACTAAAACATGGCATTAATGGACAAACCAACGGGTTTAGACCCAGAAGAAGCTACAGAAAACGAGAATGTTGTTGCTTTAGAAGAGGGTAACGACGTTGAAACGGAAAATACATCACTAAGTGGCCTCGCTTCTTACGTGGAAAGCCAGTTTACCCGCTCAAAAGACACTCGACTGTACGATGAAGAGCGTTGGCTGATGGCCTACCGCAATTATCGTGGCATTTACGGCTCTGATGTCCAATTTACCGACTCTGAGAAGTCTAAAGCTTTCGTTAAGATCACAAAGACTAAGGTTTTAGCCTCATATGCGCAGCTAGTGGACGTATTGTTTGCAGGATCGAAGTTTCCTGTTGGTATTGAGGCCCGTCGCTATCCAAATAACGTAGCAGATGCGATTAACTTTAGCGCAGACGCTCTTACAGATGAAAAAGTACAAGAAGTTGCACAAGTAGACTACAAAGTCCCCCGTGCCGTTGTACGTCCTGACCTTGAAAAAGAACTTGGGATATATCTAGACAGTCTAAAGCCTGTTGAAGAGGAATTAGAGGTTGGTGCAGGCACTCTGCCTAACTCAGCCACATGGGAACCTGCAAAACGTGCAGCGCAACTCATGGAAAAGAAGATGCACGATCAGTTAGAGGAAACTAACGCATCTAAGCATCTACGGTCTGTGGCATTTGAAACAGCTTTGTTTGGTACTGGTATTATCAAAGGGCCATTTGCCTACGATAAAGAATATCCACGTTGGGATGAAGAAGGTAACTACGATCCTATCTATGAAACGATCCCAAAGGTGGAATATGTTTCTATTTGGGATTTCTACCCTGATCCAGACGCACGTAACATGTCTGAAGCTGAGTATACCGTTCAGCGTCACAGATTAAACCGTACACAGATGCGTGGGCTTAAAAAGCGTCCACATTTCCGTGAAGAAAGCATTGAACTAGCGATTGATTACGGCCCTCAGTACCAACGTGAGTATTGGGAAGATACACTAGAAGATAACAGCAACTCTACTGCGATTGACCGCTATGAGGTGCTTGAATATTGGGGTATCTTGGATGCAGAACTGGCTGAAGAAGCTGATCTAGATATTCCAAAAGAATTACAGGATCGTGATGAAATTCAGGTTAATGTCTGGATATGTAACGGACAAATCCTGCGTCTGGTACTAAACCCATTCACTCCTAGCCGTATTCCTTACTCAGCCGTACCATATGAACTAAACCCCTACGGTTTCTTCGGTATTGGCGTTGCAGAGAATATGGAAGACACGCAGTTGCTGATGAACGGCTTCATGCGAATGGCAGTGGACAATGGTGCGCTATCAGGCAACCTGCTTATTGAGATTGATGAAACAAACTTAGTCCCAGGCCAAGACCTATCAGTATACCCAGGGAAGGTATTCCGTAGACAGGCAGGCGCACCAGGACAAGCTATCTTCGGTACTAAGTTTCCGAATGTTTCTAATGAATTGTTAATGATGTTCGACAAGGCACGTCAGCTATCTGACGAGTCTACAGGTATTCCATCTTATAGCCACGGTTCCACGGGCATTATGGGGGTAGGCCGTACCGCTTCTGGTATGTCCATGCTTATGGGTGCAGCCGCACAGAACATTAAGGCTGTAGTGCGTAACATCGATGACTACCTTCTGGCCCCATTGGGTAAAGCACTCTTTGCTTTCAACATGCAGTTTAACTTCGACAAAGAATTCACCAACGGTGATCTGGAAGTTAAGGCCCGTGGTACGGAAAGCTTAATGCGTAACGAGATACGTTCACAACGCCTGCTACAGTTCATGCAGATGACATCGAACCAACAGATGGCACCATTTGTTAAGTATGACTACGTGCTACGTGAACTAGCGGCCTCTATGGACCTAGACGAAGATAAAATCCTGAATGATCAGCGTGAAGCAATCATGCAGGCTAAGATGATGGCAGACATCCAAGCTATGATGCCACAACAGCCTCAACAGGCACAGCCTGCACCAGAAGGTGGCGCACCTAACCCACAAGACCCTACAGGCAATGGTGGCGGTAATATAGCCCCAGGGAATGCACCAGAACCTAACGCTGCAGGCTTCACTGGTGGTGGCGGTGGAGACAATGGTGGGCAGCAACCTCAACAACCCCCTAATCAGCCACCAGTACAATAATGGATAAGCAGTTTTTTCGTAGTCTGCTTCTTCTGGTTAACGACAAAGACCAGATGGAACGCCTAGACCAGTACGCACAATATCGTATCGAACAGCACCGTGACAATCTTGAGAAAGAGAAAGATCGGGATCGTATCCTAGAGATACAGGGCGCAATCAAAGAACTTCGTAGATTTAGTACATTGCGTGATGAAGCAATTAAGGGAGCCGAATAGTGGCAAGTATTCGCAAAGTTGAGGGCGTTAAAACCCGTAATGGCAAGCCTATTTGGGTTGATGGACTTAACTATGGCGATGAGTATTCAGAAAAGACTGAAAGCTTTACCTACGGGGATGGGTATCTTGTATCACCCACAATAAATCCTGAAACAGGTGATCGTTACGACATTCCTTCTTTGATGGATTATTACAAAGAAAACGGCCCGTATGATCCTTATACAGGTGAAAAGTTACCTGTTTTTCAGGAAATGGATACTGCAGAAGAGTATTCTAAGTGGCGGTCAGAAAACATACTTAATTTCGATCTTACTGATCAGGAATTCTACACAGGCGAAAGCGGTGAATACTTTAAGCAAGATGGTTCTGACACCACTTGGGAAGATCGTAAGCAAGACGCTATCGATTATGCGGCAGGCGCACGGGACAGTGTGTACGGATTTTTAGGAATACCCCTAGACGATGAAGAAGAAGCAGGCATGGCTCTTGGGGGGTTAGCTGTAGCCCGTAAGGGTATTGCAACAGAGGAAGGCGAGGAAATGGCTAACAAAAAGTTTCAGCGTGACGACAAGAAAGCTGACCTAGATGGCAACGGCGAACTAAGCGGCTACGAGAAAGCCCGTGGGGATGCCATTCAACAGGCGATGGCTGACGATCCAGAAGCTGAAGAGAAGATCGGCATGTACCACGGTGGTATGCCTTGTGGTTGCGACGAAGGTCTTATGACTGATCCTGTATCAGGTAACGAAATACCTATCGGATCAAGCGCAGAGAATGTGCGTGACGATATTGAGATTATGATTTCTGAAGGTGAATACGTTCTGCCTGCAGATGTCGTTAAGTGGCACGGCTTGAGACATATCATGGATATGGAAGCTGAAGCAAAGATGGGCCTTATGGGCATGTATGCTCAAGGTCTGATCCAATACGTGGACGAAGAAGGAAGCGTAGAGGAAGAGGTGGAAGAGGCTGAAGAAGTTACCGAAACCCCAGAAGGCAATGAGGTCGAGGTAGCATCTGTAGAGGTGACTGAAGAAGAACCCGAAGTCAATGAAACTGAAGAATATCAGGAAAGTGAATACGGCACGAAGACTTCGCTGTATGGGATGATGAAACCTAAAAAGGTAGCGTTCATCTCGTAAACTTATTGGGCTACCCGTATTCGGCCCCCAAGGAAAAATCATGGCAAGATATAAACGTGCAGAAGAGGCAGACGATAGTCTGTCTTACAGTCAAGAACTGGAAAAAACACAACAAGTAGAAGCTGAACCCCAAGATGCAGAAGAAGCTTCGTTTAAGAAGCGTTACGGTGACCTACGTCGCCATATGCAACAGCTAATGCATCAAAAAGATCAAGAGATTGAGAATATTAAAAATCAGCTTGATACGGCTGCTAGGGGACAAATTAAGTTTCCTAAGACGGACGAAGAGATTGAGCAATGGTCTAAGAAGTATCCAGACGTTGCAAAGATCGTAGACACAATTGCTCGTAAACGTGCAAACGAAGTTGCTGAACATCTAAAGAATGGTGAGAAGCGTCTTGAGCAAATTGAGACAAGTCTGACCCGTCGTGAAGCTGAACAACAGCTTATGAAGCTACATCCTGATTTTGGGCAGATACGGCAAGACCCCGCCTTTCATGAATGGGTAGCCTTACAGCCAATGTATATTCAGGACGCACTGTATAAAAACAATACAGATGCTCAAGCTGCATCCCGTGCAATTGATTTGTACAAAGCAGATACAGGTAAGCGTAAGACCTCTGCTAACCCTAAGTCTGCAGCACAAGCAGTAGGACGTACATCTAGCACGTCACCTAGCCCACAAGGTGGCAAAGCACGTTTCTCTGAAAGCCAAGTAGCAGCGATGTCTGATCGTGATTACGAGAAGAATGAAGACGCTATCTTGGAAGCAATGCGAACAGGTGCTTTCGTCTACGACGTATCAGGCGCAGCACGGTAAAGAAAAAAGCCAACAGTAGATAATAAAGACCATTTACTGTTGGCTATAAAAATGTTATAATGATTGTAGTAACAGATTCTTCTTAGTCTTTAAGTAAAGATTATGATGAGGTTGTTTCTTCAATCTCTAAACAGGAATAGGGCCTCAATTAAGACTACCCCTATCCCCTTTTTTCAGAAGAAATACGACAATAAGTCCACCAGTACGGTGAGGCCCGTTATGTGCTGCAACACATGGCGCACCCTCACATTAGTACTGCCACTCAACTGTCCTCTTCTGTGTTCTGTCCGAAGCGCAAGCTTCTAGCCATTTCACAAAGGAGACACAAAATGGCATTTCCAGTAGCATCAGGTTATGGCAACTTGCCCAATGGCAATTTCTCGCCAGTAATCTACTCTAAGAAAGTTCAAAAAGCTTTCCGTAACTCTTCTGTTGTAGAAGATGTCACAAACACTGACTATAGCGGCGAAATCGCCAACATGGGAGATAGTGTTAAGATCATCAAAGAACCCGACATCACTATCAATTCGTATAGCCGTGGTACTACATTGGCTACACAAGATTTGACAGATGCCGATTTCACTATGGTCATCACTGAAGCGAACTACTTCCAGTTTGCAATGGATGACATCGAAGAAGCGCACTCACATGTGAACTTCATCGATTTGGCAACAGATCGTGCAGGCTTTAAACTGCGTGATACTTTTGACCGTGAAGTTCTTGGCTATATGTCAGGTTGGGATTGGGATGGTTCTGCATGGGGTCGTCGTACTGCACTAGATACAGGTGGTACAAAAGCTGACTCAACTGCAGGCAACGACGAATTACTTGCGGCACACAAACTCAATATCACCTCATTTGGTGGCAGCGATCTTGGTGTTGAAGCAGAAGTAACTTCTATCCCAGTTGCTGCAGGCGGTGGCGCAGGTGCGATCACTTCCCCTCTAGCAGTCCTAAACCGTATGGCACGTTTGCTAGACGCAGCTAACGTCGATACAGATGGTCGTTGGGTTGTTGTTGACCCTGTCTTCAAAGAAATCCTAATGGATGAAGACGCAAAATTGGTCAACGGTGACTACGGTGGAGAAGGTGAAGTACGCAATGGTCGTCTTCCAGGCACCATCCGTGGCTTCCGTGTCTACACTTCAAACAACCTTCCATACGAAGGTACAGGCGCAGGTACATCTGCATCTGCAGGTTCTGAAGCAAACTACGGTGTTATCGTAGCGGGACACGACAGTGCGGTAGCGGTAGCGGATCAGATCGCAAAGACTGAATCTTTCCGTTCACCAGACACATTCGCAGACATCGTCCGTGGTATGCAGCTTTATGGTCGCAAAATCTTGCGCCCAGAAGGCCTTATCACAGCGAACTACAACTTGGCTTAATTGCCTACGGGGGCAGGCTTCGGCTTGCCCCTTCACTCTATTTAGGGGTATGTAATGCCATCTAGTTATATTGATCTTTGCAATAAAACTTTGCGTCGTCTGAATGAGGTGGAAATCTCTGCAGACGATTTTCCGACTGTACGTGGTGTTCAGGCCCTAGTTAAAGATGCGGTTAAAGCAGCGATAGCTAAAGTAAACCAAGCTGAATATGGTTGGCCTTTCAATGCTGCAGAACATACACAAGTCCTGACTGCAGGACAGACAGAATACACATGGCCCGATTATTTTAAGGTATCTGATTGGAACAGTTTCCAGATACAAAAAGATGATAGCCTAGCAGTCACCTATAAGACTTTAAAATCTATAGACCGTGATGAATGGTATAGAGACTATCGTGATGATGATTATGATGCAGGAAGCACAGGCCGTGCTGTTCCTGATTTTGTCTTTCCTAGCCACGGTAATGGTTTCGGTGTTTCGCCTTCTCCTGACAAGGCCTACACAGTTAGATTTAGATACTATCAAAACTACAGTGACCTAACAGCGGCTACTGACGTAACCCGCATTCCTGAAAGTTTTGATACGGTAATCGTAGATGGTGCAATCTATCACCTCTACATGTTCAAAGATAACCTTGAGGCAGCAAGTGCTGCCTTTACTGCTTTCCAACAAGGTATCAAAGACCTTCAGACTTTGTACATCAACAACTACCAGTACATCAGTGATACAAGGGTCAAATTTTAATGGCAGACCGCATTGATAGTTTCAAAGTCATATGCTCTGGCGGTCTAAACTCAAACGAGAATCATCTAGACCTATCAGACAATAAGCCTGGGGCTGCAACCCGTCTGGTGAACTACGAACCGTCGTTGTTTGGTGGCTATAGACGTGTTGAGGGCTTTGAACTTTATGATGCAGCTTATCCTGAAGTAGATGACGTTAACAACGCAGGTAGCGCAGAAGGCAAGGTACTAGGACTAGCGATCTTTAAAGACGACGTTTCTAATCTTACAAAGATCATTGCCGCTCGTAAGGATGTAGGGGCTACGACATATAGCTTCTACTACTACACTCCACTTATTGGATGGAGGCCTTTTACCCTAGATCACAGTATCGTTAGAAACACGACAGATGGTGTCCGTACTGTTGAAAAGCTTCGTCACGTATCTTTTAACTTTGGTACAGGTAACCGTATTTGTTTTGTAGACGGTGTTAACCCTGCTATTGTTTATGACGGTCAGCATTGGGAAGAACTAAGATCAACAGGCACAGGGGGAAACCCCGCTGATGCAGGCCACACAACAAACACAGGTGGTGGTGATCAGTGTCTAGATGCACCTGCACTTGTAGACGTATTTGCTAACCATCTATTCCTAGCAGGGGATGAAACTAATAGAGCGACAATTGCTCACTCTGCCCCTACTAACAGTGCATCCCCTTATGGATATTATGACTTCACTAACGCCAATGCGGCGGGACAACTAGCTTCAGGCTTTGATGTCGTTCAGATCAAACCTTTCCGTGACAACCTATTTGTATTCGGAAGCAACGGTATCAAGAAAGTAGCGGCAGACGTTACATCAGGTTTCGTAACAGATCAGGTTACAGCTAACGTCGGATGTATTTCCCGTGATAGTGTGCTTGAGATTGGCGGCGACTTGATGTTCCTAGCACCAGACGGATTTCGCCCAGTTGCAGGTACAGCCCGTATTGGTGACGTTGAACTGGAAACAGTTTCTAAGTCTATCCAAGGCCTACTGGTTAACACAATCCAGAACTTTGATATGGATACCATTAACGGTGTTGTTATCCGTTCTAAGTCACAGATCAGATACTTTGTTGGCGATGATACAATCGATACCCCAGACAGTTTAGGTATCATCGGCGGCTTATCAGACAGTACGGGTTCTATCTCTTGGGAGTTTGGTGAACTACTAGGTATCCGTGCTTCCTGCGCTACGTCTGATTACATTGGTACTGAAGAGTTTGTTTTACATGGTGATTACGACGGTAAGGTTTATCGGCAGGAACGTAACACCACATTCAATGGCGCAGACATTGTTGCAGTATACGCAACGCCATATCTAGATTTCGGTGAAACAGAAGAACGCAAAGTTCTACGCAAGATAAACACTTTCATCCGTGCTGAAGGCCCTCTAGAAATGAACCTTTCCGTAGCTTTCGATTGGGGTGATTACAACACTGCAAGACCTTCAACGTATAGCCAAGCATCAGAAGGTGGTCCCACAGTCTTTGGGGGCCGAAACATTACCTACAACGGGGCCAACGTGGTCTACGGGGGTTCGTCTAAACCAATCATGACCTCAGATATTCAAGGGTCGGGTTTCTCAATTAAAGCGACGTATGTGACGGTAGGAGATTTTGAACCCTACTCAATCCAAGGGATCGTCTTTGAATATTCTACCGCAGGGAGAAGATAAACATGGCAGGTTATACACGCCAGAGTATCGCATCGATCATTAACGGTGAAGATATTACAGCACCGCCACTTACGGCTGAATTTAACCAGCTTGCTGATGCTTTTAACGGAAGCACAGGCCACTCGCATGATGGCACTACAGGTAATGCTCCTAAGATTGATCTTACCACTTCGGTAACAGGATTTCTTCCTGCAGTGCATGGCGGCATTGGTGGTAAGAATAACTTCGCTGCTACTACAAACCCACTAGCTACAGACGATGCCGTAGCAGGATATGCCCCAGGGTCTATGTGGGAAAACATTAACACTGGTCGAGTGTTTATCTGTGTGGGCAATACGTCTAACGCAGCCGTTTGGCGTGAACTCGTACAAATCATTAGTTCTAACAAGATTGAGCCTATTGCCCATGACACTATTGACCTTGGTACACCAAGCGTTCGCTTCCAAGATTTGTATTTGTCTGGTGGTATCTCTGCATCAGGTAACGCAGCTATCGGCGGTACACTGGCAGTTTCAGGTGCTACCACACTAAACAGCACACTGCAGGTGGTTGGAACTACCCTGCTAAATGGTAATGTTACTTTAGGTGATGCAGATACAGATAATATTACATTCTCTGGTGAAGTAATCTCTGCAATCACGCCAAGCACAACAAACGCCTATGATCTTGGTACATCTACAAAAGAATGGCGTGATCTATACCTAGATGGTACAGCGCATGTAGATACCCTCGACGTAGACGAAAACGCAGGCATTATAGGTAACCTAGAGGTTACTGGTAACACAACGCTTACAGGCACACTGGGCGTGACAGGCGATGCGACTGTAGCCAACTTGTCTGCTACAGGAACAACCACAATTACCTCTGTAGACCTAAACTCTGGTGCTATAGATGGTGCAGTTATTGGTTCTGCGTCACCTGCAGCGGGTACATTTACTACACTAAATGCTAATACTAGCCTGACTGCAGCTACAGCCGATATTAATGGCGGTACATTAGATGGCGTAACAATTGGCGGTACAACCTCTGCACCTGCTACAGTCACTAGCTTGACTGCCACAGGTACTTCAACGCTATCTACTGTAGACATTAATGCAGGTGCTATTGATGGTACGACTATTGGTGCTACTAGCCATACGACAGGTAAGTTCACAACGCTTCAGTCTACTGGCGCAGCAACACTTGCTACAGTCAATATAGACGGTGGTACAATCGATGGAACTGCTATTGGTGGGTCTACAACCTCATCAGGTGCTTTCACCACTGTATCGGCTTCTGGTGGCTTCACAGGCGATCTTACGGGTGATGTAACAGGTAACGTCACAGGTAATGTTACTGGTGCTATTACAGGTAACGTAACTGGTAACCTAACGGGTAACGTAACTTCTAGTGGATCATCTTCATTTAACAACGTCACTATTGACGGTACGTTGAATATGAATGCGGGTACGACTGCTACAATCACTAACCTTACTGATCCACTTAACGCACAAGACGCTGCAACTCGCAATTATGTAGACACGTCTATTGCTAACCTAGTAGATAGCGCACCAGGAACTCTGGATACGCTGAACGAACTAGCCGCTGCACTAGGTGATGATCCTAACTTCTCTACTACGATTACTAACAGCATTGCGACTAAACTGCCTCTAGCGGGTGGCACAATGAGTGGCGCAATCGCTATGGGTACTAACAAGATCACTGGTGCAGGTGATCCCACAGCGGCCCAAGATGTTTCGACGAAAAACTACACAGACACCCAAGACGCACTACAGCTATCGCTTACAGGCGGTACGATGTCTGGTGCGATTGCTATGGGCGGCAACAACATCACTGGCCTTGCTGCACCAACGGCTAATGACCATGCAAGCACAAAATTGTACGTGGACAATATCCTTGGATCAGCCACAGCGGCATCTGCCTCGGCTGCAGCGGCGGCGACTTCCGAAACTAATGCTGCTACATCAGAAACAAATGCGGCTAACTCTGCCACAGCGGCTGCAAGTTCGGCTACTTCTGCAGCGGCATCACTTGATAGCTTCGATGATCGTTATCTAGGCGCAAAGGCTACAGCACCAACTGTAGACAATGACGGTGATGCGCTAATCATTGGTGCGCTATACTTCGACACGACTACAGACACCATGAAGGTGTACGGCTCTTCTGGTTGGGTAAACGCAGGTTCATCAGTCAACGGTACATCAGACCGCCAGACTTACACCGCTACTGCAGGTCAGACAGTCTTTGCTGCCACCTATGATGCAGGTTATGTGGATGTCTACCTGAACGGCGTTAAGCTAC